GACATACCGCCGACCACAAGAACCTTCTGCCGGTCGTTCACGCCGATCCTTTCCAAACCTGGAGGTCTATGTCTAGCCGGTCCCATAGCTCCGACAGGGAAGTGATGCGCTCTCCCAGAACGTCCCAGGATCGGTTGTACGGCTGGTCGCGGAGATAGACTCGCGAGATACGGTGCTTTACTGCGTCCTGCGTCTGCTCCGGGAGGTCATCAACGGCCGCCACGATCCGGTCGGTACCGACCTGGCGTACTAGCTCGCCGTATTTCGTCATCGAGTCACCCCCATCGAGGACTCCCTCAAAGATCACGGCGTCATACTCGATACCGTTACGGCTGAGCCATTCGCGAGTGTCCGGATCGATATTGTCTAGCCGGAGATACGGCCGGGAAGTACAGATCCATACCTGCGCTCCGGCCTCGCGGATGTGGTGGGTAAGCTCTCGCGCGCAGGGATAGGCTGGCATGAACCGCTTGAGGCCACCCTGCCGGTAGGCGAGCTTACACTGCCGGTAGACACTGTGCTGGACGCCCATAAATTCGCTCAGCGGGAGACCGGGGTTGATATCGGTCGCGGACGGCATAGGCATTCCTAGCCATTGTTCCGCGAACCAGAGGAAGTGAGCGTGGTAGTCGCCTAGCGTGCCGTCGATATCGACCGCGATTACCGGCTTGCCTTCGCCGGTACGGAATGATGTATTCAAGCGAGCCTCCGGGTATGTTGCTACCATCTAATTGATAACTACTTTCCTTGCTAGGTCTGAGGTGATGAGGTCGAATGCGGTATCCAGGAAGATATCATCGACCTTCTCATATACGGAGGCTACCCGGATAACACGGTTCAGGATAACGAAATGGTGAACCGTGTAGAACGACAGGCCTTTACCTTCCGTCCGGATCTGGATGTTATGGGAGGGCTCTACTTCGCGGATCTCGCCGCGAGCCGGGCCGTCGATACATAGCACGTTCATCATCGTACCAGCTCCATTACCTCCGGGTAGACCTCGTGGACGAGATATGACTTCTGCCATTTCCCGTACCGGCCGACGCGGTGAATCTCCGGATGACAGTCACAGTCGGTAACGAGCGGCTTGGGCACCGCAACGGCCGATGGCGGTGCCATCTTGGCACGGCTCCATTCAGTAGTCTTGTAGCCGAATACGTTAGAGATCCGGTACCAGTTGTTCTGATTTGTACCGTCGCAGATAATCATGTTGTCGGTACGCGGGCTCTCCGTCGTGCTTCCGTTCGCGAATATCTTGTGATACCGGAATTCGTGCTCTTTCTTCCAGCAGAGCGCCGTAGCCGGGATTGTTGAGATGATCCGCTCCGACCGGAGGTCATAGACGCAGGACGGTATCCGGCCGTCAGCGATCGGCTCGTCAACGTGGATCCAGGCCAGGCCTCCGTCGATGATCCGGCTCCACATCTCCCGGTAGGTCCACCGGATATCCCAGGCGTCGTGTTCGCCTATAAAGTCCTCCGGCGAGACACGGCCCTCCCACTTATCGCCGTAGACCTTAGTCCGGTATTCTTCCGGCGTGCCGATTAGCCAGTAACCGACCTTGGCGTGGGGCGCGCTCTCGTATCCGGGAATTGGCGCGTGAAGATACTGACAGCCGTATTGCCGGCTAGGCTCGCGGGTATTGCTTACGATGACGGCCTCTTGGCCGGAACTGACGACGGCCGCAGCCGCCGCCAGTCCAGCCGGGCCGCATCCCAGAATCGTGACGCGACTCATTGTCGGTCCTTCCTTACTGATGGCCGGCCCGGTAGGGCAGATGCCTGGTACCCTACCGGGCCGTATCCTGCCCATCGGAGGCAGGAATTAGAACGGCTCGCGCCGGAATCCTCTCCAGGACATGTCCATCAGATCCCGGTGCAGTTCCTCACGGAGCCTCGTGACGATCTCGCTAAAACGGAGGTTCGTCCGACGAACCGCCACCGCGACCGCCACGGCCACGACGCGCCGGAGCGGGAGCCGCCGCAGCCTGTCCACGGGCACGGCGCGGGCTCGCCGGAGCGGGAGCCGCAGCGGCCGCAGGACGCCCACCGCGCCGCGCAGGAGCCGCCTCCGGAGCCGGGCGGGCCGGACGGGTACCGCGAGCCGGAGCTGGGCTCCTGGACGCGCTCCGGGCCGCTCCGCGACCGTGCGCCGGAGGCTCGGGCTCGGGCTCGGGCTCTAGCTCATCCTCATAGTCCTCGTCGGCGTCCTCGTCGCCGTCCTCGGCCTCACCGTCGCCGTTGTCGCTGTACTCGGCGTCCACGTCCCACGGGAGCCATTCCTTGACGCGCGGCTGCATGACGCCGTTGTACGGCTCCTGATCGGTGATGATCCGGCACCACGCGTCATCCTCGTCCTCGCCCGGCTTGAAGCCGTCGATAGAGGTGATCGGAGATCCGTTCTGGTCCTCGACTTCCTCCACATCGACCTTCCGCGCTTTGACCGCGCGAATCGAGAGGCCGAAGTTGTCGAAGAAAGGACCCCAGCGGAACTTCGCGTTTTCCGTCAGGGTGACGTTGAGCCAGAATGGGCAGTCGTTGAACTCTGCCAGGTCGCCCTCGTTTTCGGCCGCGACGGTGAGAATCTTCAGCATGGGGTCGTTGCCGCCGCCACCGGCCTTGGGAGCGGAGCGCGTCCACCACATCCGCTTGACGTAGGCGTTGAGTTCGGTGCCGACCGGTGGCGTCTCGCCATAATACCGGTCGAATTCCTCGGTGGAGTATTCCGCCGCTTCCAGTGCCTTGACGTCGATATCTGCGACGTCCTCTGGCCGGAGCTTAGCCATTACAGGTTGTTCCCTTCGTGGATGTGATCGAGGTAATCCTTATGAAGCCTGTGGTCTGCTGCGTGTTCCCCTTTCGTGACGTACCGGAGCAGTCCGTGTCGCTTTTCCACGTGCTTGCGGAGCCACTCGGCTAGCTGGCCTTCTGGGTCGGCTAGCGCTACCTTCGCTGCCACTGACGCCTCTCGACTTCTCGATTGCCGTTATCATTTCGGACATCGCGAAGAATTCGCCTTCACCGACATCCCATGTTCTGCCTAGGGCCATATAGCGGTCCTTAGCAAACCACGGAGGGAAAGGCTGGGCTAGCGCTCGCCTAACGATCGGTCCTTTCATGTCCCGCGATTCCCTCGCTACGGAGTAGTATAGCGCGACGGAGAACTGAGAGGAAACGTAATCGGATATTTCGCCTTTCTTCCCCAGCAGCAGTGGAATCACGCGCGGCTCGCCCTCGGCGTCATCGACCGACATTGATGTTGTGATAAAGATCACATTGAACGGAGCGGCAATAATCCGGCCGCACCACCGCTTGAATCCGTTCTGATACTTCTGGTGGTTCTGGATAGCCGGTATATCGAGGTCGCGCTGCGGGTTGATCGCGTTCTCGCGCTCCAGAATCCACTGCATGTAGGATTCCTGCATCTGCGTTCCGGAATCGATCACCAGCCAGTCGTCCTCGGTCAGGTTCGCCTCGGCCCACTTGACGCCGGCAACGGCATGCTCCCAGTCCGGAGCCCGGATGAGCTGAGCCTGAGATCCCACGGCTCGCGCGCTCGCTACGCCTTCCGTCTCAGTCGACAGGAACCAGACGTTGCGACTGCCGTCTGCTGCGCCTCCGGCTAGTAGGGTCTTGCCGTGTCCGGACGGCCCGTGGAGCAGAATGTTGACTGGCGGCCTACGCGTGGGAGCGGAGAGATCCTCAATCTCAATCGTGACGTCGGTTTCCACCATCGCCAGTGGGTTCTCGCGAGTCTGCTTCGCGGTCTGTGTGCCTCGGCCTCGGTGACGCTGTGTTCCGCGTAGCGCTGGGGCAGGTCCATCAGCCATTGTAATCACGCACTCTTTCTCATGTCCTCGTACGGGTCTATTTGTAGGAAGTTTGACTTGAGTAGTGAACGGTAGGAATCGGCTCCGCGCTCGTGAAGCGTACAGGGACCCCACAGCGGACATTTCGGGCAGTCTTTAGTGGACGTCTTGAGTACCGGAATGCTGCCGTTGCGGACGGCATTCATCACTTCGACTTCATCGGCAATCTTCTCTAGCTGAGTCCGCTGTTCGGATGGTACCCGGTGCATAGGCTCGCGGACGAATAGCGGTGGAGGCTGACTCTTGCTTATCTCTCCATGAACTTCCAGGCCGGCAAACGAGGCTGCCACTTCCAGGTCCTTAACCGTAGCTTTGTCGATTGGTACTGGACCGGCCTTGGGGCTTCCCTGCTCTACGGTCTCTATTCCTGCCGAACGGAGGGCTATGAGGTAATGCTCTTTGACCGGCTTGTTGAGGTAATCGCCAGCCGCATTCCTCGGCCGGGTATCGGGCATAGCCTTCCGGAGGAAGTTGTAGATGATGCCGTCGATATCCTCGCCTGGCTTCAGGACTCCCTTTGCCCGCAGTACCTGGCTCGCGACGGCCCAGTAAGATCCACCCTGATCGTCTAGCTCTAGATAGGCCGTAGAGATCTGAGAGGCCGTTTTGTTTTCAAGCAGCTTTATCTTTCCGTCCGCGAGGTCTCGGAATACACCGTCCCAGCGCGAGGCGAATACGGCTATTGGCTTTCCGTGTCGGGTAATCTTTACGCTGAACGGCTGCTCTATCGAGATGATATGCCACTGGGAGTCTTTCCCGTACGTATTGACGTAGCCTTCCAGCATCGCTATGCCCAGCTCTTTGGCTTCCATCCAGACCGGCTCGTCAAACGAATCGTCTAGGTATGTCTTGGCGTAGCCGATCTCTTCGCCCACCCAGGTCTCGAAAGTGTCGGCCGGATGCGGGCCGCGCCGCTTCCCCTTCATGTACCAGGGAGCGAGAGCCTCGTGGATTCCGATACCGAACCAGAGTGCATCCGCCTGGACGTAGCGCGTCCGCCAGCCCTCCCGGTACTCCATCCACCAGCGCCACATGCAACGTTTGAACGCTGACCGTTCACTCGTCCGGAGAATAGGAATGGACGCTGTTGCTGTCATCGCCTCGCCTTTCGTTGCTGGTCTTTCAGGGGACTGCCCAGGCTCACAGCATCGCGGTCTGGGCAGTCCGCTCAGGGATCAGCGGTAAAGCGGATCGGGTAGGATACAATCCCACACCGCTGAGTAGCCGGGCGGGATGTCTCTCGGGTCCGGCCTGTTTCCGTTTGCGAAGCTCTTTCTCGGGTCCATCAGAATCCTTTCGGAATTCCCCCAACGATGGAACTGGACCCTGCCGGTAATCGGGGAGCCGGCAGGGCCCAGGGTCTTGCTAGTAGGCGGCTTCGGGAGCCCGCCCGGCTGCCGCGCCGCGCCGGCCACGGCCTCCGCGCGCCGGAGCGGCCGCAGGAGGCGCAGCGGGAGCCGTCCGGGCTCCGCGCCCACGGCCTCGGCCGGTGGCCGCAGGCTCCGGCTCCGGGGCTGCCTCGGCGGTGCGGGCCGCGCGCCTCGCGGCACGCTGGGCGATGTTGAAGTCGGACTTCTGGAAGTGCGGGTACAGCGAGCTGCCCAGCGCCAGGAGCCGGTCGGATTCGATCTCGTCAGGATCTCCCACGTTGTCGCGGAACCAGGTGGCGTAGTCGCCCATCGTCGCGGACAGGTCCTTGGTGAGGTACGTGGTGAGGTCGATGTCGCCGTTGGCCTCGGGCTCGGCCGGAGCCGCTGCGGGCTTTCCCCTGCGAGGTGGCATGTCCATTCCCTTTCTTGCGGATGATGTCTTGTGGGTTCTAGTAGAACTATACCCCAGTGAGCGCCGGTTTACTACCTTTTTCACATCGGTATTATCCTCCAGGCTGAACCGGCTCAGCCCGTGATAGCGGAGCGTAATGAAGCCGTTCTCCACCTTCCATTCTTTTGACTTATTCACGGTATCCTGGACCGTGAAACGGATGATCTCGTCGGCCTGCTGGGAGGTTACGCCGTACTGGCCCATGAGGCATTCGCGGATCTCGACAACGTTCGCGATGTCCGGAACGCCGATAAGTAGCTTACCCATGACTGCTCCAGGGAATGAAGCTGAGGATGACGGCAACGAGAATGGCGCTGAGCGCTATCGTCCACACCGCGACCGGAGTGAACCGGTTACGCGCCATCCAGTCATAAAAGGACTCGCGGAAGCTATTCAGCATTTCGGCTTCCTTTCGTACTCGGCCAGTACCTCCCTCATCTCATCCATCGCTTTCTTCATCCTCTTGTCTGCTCCGGGCTTGACGCCGACGAGAGGCCGGGCCATACGGAAGAGGAAGACTGGCCGGGCGAGCTTATCAATTAGCTCCGTGATCTCTTCATCTGTCATTAGTGATGCACCGACAATACGACCATCGGCCCGATAATGACGACCGCGAATGCGATCGCTAGGAATAGCAGGTACCACGGGAATTTCATGACGCCTCCTCAATTGAAAACATATATTCCTCTTCGCTGCGGCCGTGGTACTCGATGCGGATGATTCCTTCCGGCGTCGATACCCTACGCTCGCCATTACTCCACGCGCCATTGAGGGCCGTCTTGGCCCGGCGTTCGCTAAGGCCGTAGTCTTCCATCAGCAGGGTGAGAGCTAGCCTACTGTTGATCTTGGGAGCTGACTCGATTATCTCGTACAGTACCCGGTCTGAGCGAGGTACCCTGATATACCGGACTATGATTGAGCCGTCAGGAACGGCTGTCGGAGTCGGCCCAACCATCCGGGCTATATCGAGTATCCTGAGAGCGCGCTTCGCCGGTATCTGATACTGCTTGTTTAGGGTCTCGACTGTCTCAACGTCGGTACCGACGATCATCTTTCCCATTAGTATTTCCCTCGCTGGCGGATGTAGTAGGTATACGGCTAGCGACTCGAATACGTCAGGGTCATCTCCAGCCCGGCCGATCCATTCATTGTGCATGCTACAGGTAAGACCTCGGACACAGACACGGCACCAGTCTTTAGGATCGTGCCCCATGGAGCATTTGTGGTCGTGTTCGACGGCCAGGAACTTTGACTTGCCTTTCGCCCGGCACGAGAATATTGCGCAGCGCCCACCCTGCTTCTCGTAAAGCTCCCAGTAATCGGCGGCCGTGAAATCTCCGCTCTCGATATTCCGGTCATGAGCCCTCTGCTTCCGTTCCCTGCGCACCGCGACCTCGCACAGGTAGCACTTCCGCTTACCGGCCTCAAGCCTCGGCTTCGATAGCTTGTTGTCGCATCGGTCGCAGTTGGGGTTGCGCATGGCGCTACGCCGGATGCTCGCAGCCGGGGCCGTGAACCATGAAGCCGAGACCGGAGCGGTAGCATGGCTCAGGAGCGGGCCAGTCGCCGTCCCAGGCTCTAAGCGCTCCGGCCGTCGCTGTGGGCTCCTGGGCTGGCTCTGGGCCGCTCTCGGCCTCTTCCGGGCTATCGGTAGTCTCGTTCACTTGAAGAGCCCTTCTGTGAATATCTCGTCGGCCTCGCCAACGATAGCGCCTTCCCACTGGAGGCGCGCGCTGGACTTGATAGAGCGGCCAAAGTCGATGACGTACCCGGCTCGCTCCATTCCCTCCAGGACCTTCCCGCATGGCTCTCCAGCCTTGATCCTGTCGATGTACCGGACGGGTACGTTGCTGAGCTTGAGCTTGAGTACGACGAGAGCGGCCATAACTGGGCCGGCCATCATGAGGCCATACCGTGTGTAGAAGATCCCGTCATCGCCTTCCGCTATCGTGACGATGACTGGGACATGTCCGGTGATCTCGCGGACGGCTACGGTCGCCGGTAGTCCGTCCTCTAGATGCTGGATGAATTCGGCCCGGTTCACAGGGAGCCTCCGTGGAGCGCGGAACGGTCGCGCCAGTCCGGGATATAGTGATCCAGCATACGCTGCCAGGCTACCCGGAGCGGCTTGTCCGGCTCGTTCGTGTAGTAGGGCCAGCGGTCGTGGATGATCTTGAGGCATTCGCGCTCGGCGTCCGTCCGGTACTCCGGCCGCGCGAACCGCGTGCTGATACCTCCTGCGGCGTAGCGCTTACCGATCGGCGCGCACTTGACGTCGCAGTGGGAGCGCCAGAAGATACCGGCCTTGATACCCTGTCGGGCTAGCTCGCCGTCCTCGCCGTAGGAGTGGAGCCGCTCGTCAAAGTTTCCTAGCAGGACGGTGTTCGCGATGTTGAGGCCGAATAGCTGGAAGCCCCATCCGCCAGGACACAGGATCACGCCGCTAGTCCGGGAGATCGCGCCTCCGGTGAAGTAGTCGTGGATACCGCGTACGGCTCCCACGCCCAGGGCTCCGGAGTCTTCTGCGGCCTTGAGTAGCGGGAGCATATCGCCCGCAGGCTTCATGTCATCGTCGCTCATAATGATCGACTTCCGGCCGGTACGATCCGCGTGTAGAACTGCAGCCCTCCTGGCGTAGCCGATACCGCGACGAGGCGACTGGACCGGAATGACCGTGACGCCTAGACCGGTCCATCCCATCCGGGTAATCAGCCGGGCGTGCTCGCCGTACTCGCTCGGCTCGACAACGAGGCGTACCCGGAAGTCCTGCTCCATCCAGAGCGGAACGATCCGCTCCAGGTTGCCGTACCGGTTCATCGTCGGTATGTAGACGGCCGGATCGTGCGAGCCTCGCGGCCTGCCGTGGGTCACCGCTTCCTCCACGTTTTCTTGGGCCAGGAGTACGGATCGAATCCCGGTCGGTTAACGACGAGGATGATCGTTGGGCTGACGAGGATGATGCGGTCCTTGTCGCCACGTGCGGCGATTACCGCGAGGGTTAGCGCTTCGGCCGGAGCCGTCCGGTTACTCATGGCTGTTTCCCTCTGACCGGAGCCGCTCGATGAAGCGCGTCATCGTGTGCACGCGCAACGTTGGGTCCTCCCGGTAATCGTAGCCGAATTCCCAGGCCCAGTAGCCGGTAGCCTTGCGGCGGAAGCTGGCGACGAATTCGTACCGGCTGGAGCGCGTGATGTCCAGCGTGAGATGGCCGTTACTCCGGCCTGGGTTCTCTGTGACGTTGAAGCCCAGAGTCTCGGCTGCCTTGCGGACGGTCGTGACCGTCTGGAGGGGTTCCGTTCTGTGTCCCGTCATTCGCCTGTCCCTTCTGGTAGTGGTTCGATCTCTAGCCCGGTACGGAGCCCGATAAGCGCGGCCTGGTCTAGCTGCTCCACGGACAAGACTTTCATCAAGCGGCGCAGATGGAGCTGCGAAAGCGCGTCCTGAGCGAGAGCTTCCGGCGTGAACTTGGGTGGGTCGAATGGCGGGTACACTGTGTTGCCACCGGCCTTGTTTCCGATCGTGAAGATCAGCTCCATCCGGTCCATGATGACGGCATCCTCGCGGTCCACCCATTCGCCAATGGCTTCCTCGTCGGGCACGATCACGACGCGGTAGGACTTACTCATGACCGGCCTCGCTTCCTAGGGCATGCTTGACTGCGGAGCCGACGTGCCGCTTGACATCGTCGCGCTCGACTTCGGTGACGGAGATCACCTGATCCATGTCGATGGTCTGCGTGCCTCCGTACTGGGCGCTGTGGGTCCGGTCGGGACCTCGCGCCGAGAACTGGAGCCCGGCTGTGTAGCCGAGATACCCCATGCGCCATTCGCGCGGGTACTTCTGGAGCGAGGTCTTGGTGACGATGATGTACTCGTGCCCCGGTATGAGGGAGGTCTTCCCGACCTTGACTACCTGGGCCGAATTATGCCGATTGTGGCATACCGGGCAAGTAGCGGCTCCGGCAGGGCAGTCCGGGTAATCGTCGCAGACACCGACACCGCTCCGGGCGCACCGGACGCAGTACGCGGCAGGACCAGCCGGAGCTAGCGGAGGCTCCGGCTCCGGGAGCTTCAGCGGAAGATCCGGCAGGGGCTCGCCGTAGCCTAGGCTAGCCGCGTCCAGGCCGTCGCGGTAGCAGAGATCCGCAACGCCCAGGACAGCTTCCTCTAGCGCGGGCGACGTCTCGATGAGTCGTGTGATCGCGCGCTTGGTCTCGTCGGATAGACCGATGAGGGCAATCTCCCGGTCGGTCAGCTCGCCCCGGAGAGCCTTGCCGAGAATGGTTGGAACCTCGTCGCTGCTAGGCATGAGGGTTGTTCCTTCCGTGGAATATTTTGATAAAGATCCGGCCGACTCGCCCATTAGGGTAGTCTACCCCGTGGTCGTGCGCGGCCACGAATATCGACCGCACCGCGTAGCCGGTCAGGTATATTGTGACTACTAGACGGACGGCATTCGGCATGTGCTCTAGAAAATGGACGGTAGCGGTCATCAGCTCCACATGCCTTTCCTCGGATTCGCTACGCAATGGGGGCAGTAGTCGCGGAAGTGCCCGTTGCGCTTGATCCGTCGCTCTAGCCTCTTACTGCCAGGAGTCGTCCGGGCGACGACAAAGGGAATCCCGCGCCGGTAGAATTCGTCAACGATCGGCACGCCGCTCGTACCGTCACGGTGGTGGATGAGCCGCGCTTCGGTTAGGTAGCTACCCACGTAGTGCTGGGCCCACATACGAGGACGGCTGAGGTCGCCTATCGGCTCCGCAAAATGGAGTAGGTAGACGACCTCAGTCCGGCTCATGTCACTTGCTCCGGCAGACCGGGCCGCGCCGCTCGCGACGGCTGGTCTCGTCGGTCAGCGGAAGGCCGCAGTCACGGCACTTCTCCAGTTCATCCGCGAACCGGTCTCCGCACTTGTCGACGCCTTCCGCGATGATCTCGTCAAGAGCCCGGAGCGCTTCCGCTGCCGTAATCATGATTGGGCCCTGCCCACCGAGATAGCGCTTGACGAACCGGTATCCGGGCTTCCGTCCGGCCTTGATGAACCAGAAGTCATAATCATTCCCACCGGTCGCGGATACGGTCGCGTAGTAGCCGGGAGCTATCACGGAGTAGTCGTGCCGCTTGGGGGAAGTCTTCTGCGGAGCCGGGCACTTACCGTCAAGGTGCCTCGCGGTCCATCCGCGCTCGCCGCGCTCGATAGCGCCGGCCATCGCCTCTACCCGGCTACCACAGCGGTAGCAAGGTCCGGCGTACTTGTTCGGACGGACTGCCGATTCAGCATCCGACGCACACACGCCGTAGCAAGCCTTGACATCGTCTACGGTCTCGTGGTCGTGGCCTTTACCACACTTCATCTTCTCGCCTTTCGTTCCGTGCCGGTTCGTTCGCGGCCTCACAGAACTAAGTCTACTCCACCTGCAGCAATTACGCTACCTTACCGCGCGGAAGTTTCCCGGCCTTCACCGCTCCCCAGCGCTTGCGCTTGTACTCTTTGAGGATG